CAATATATGATATCGCATGAGGTCGGACATATTCTGGGACATGAACATAAAAAATGCCCATGTACCGGATGTAAAGCTCCAATTATGATGCAACAGACGGTCGGAATTGGCAAATGTGTTCCAAATATAAAAGTTCGCGCTAATAACAAATGAGTGTCGTACAGACAGGACTTACTGTATTCGTCGTTCTAGCGGCAATAGGAGCATATATTATGCAGATATACGGTACGGCACGTGGAGATCAGAGATACAGAGAAGATGCATCTACCGGTGATATAGATATAGGATTTTTAATATCATCTTCAGCTCTTAATGCATGTGTAACTATTTATTTATTATACTATCTTCTACAAGTGCGTTTCGAAAAGCACACCGATTATTTTAATCTTTTAGCTGGATTTCTAATTATCGGTGGACTATGTGCTGATATTTTCTTAGGTGTCTATATTGTCTCAATTGCAGATGCTTCTAGCGAGAAAGATCAAGCTGCGTCATACGGCTGGATTTACGGAATTGGTACAATTAATTTTATTGTACGTATGTTTTACATTATTCAGTTTCAATGTTCTGATATATTAGCTCGCAGAGTCAGGCCAAATCTTCCTAATGTACCTGATCAAGCAAAACGTCAATTTTTACCCGGAAACAGTGGACCCCAGCAGGGTCCCCGCCCTGATCGTGGTCCCAATCCGTTCGTAAAGAGTGAGGAAGGTGGTCGTCGTAGACGTCGTCGTTAAAAAAGTATTTTCATAGTTGGTTGTCTAATATAAAGAAATGCCAGTCGAGTCATTCCCTAAGAAGGAAGATGACGGATCTACGATCGATTATCTCGACGAAGATCCTGAAATCCCGACGCAGCGCTATTGTGTAATTTCTTTCCTCAGTCCTGAGAAAGTTATTAAGCAGAAGGCTGAATTCTTTAACGAAAAGTTTGTCGAGTTTATGGACTATGACTGGAAAGTGAAGGGTATGGAGCACCTTATGGCTTTTATCGCAAAGAAGTACTCTCTAAAAATTGAGGATCTATTTAACGACATGGCCGAGTTTACTAAGGTTCACAATGCCGAGGTAAAACAGACAGATGTTCATGAGCAGTACCAGGTTTTCCTGCTAAAGCACGAGAAGGATCTTGAGACCGAGTTTACTGAGAAGGTTGAATTCCGCACCAATGTTCGTGGTGTTAAGGTTCGTCGTACGTTTGCAAATCTTGAGGAGTGCCAGCAGTATGCTAAGGTTCTACAGCGTCGTTACCCCAAGGACAGTCTCTACGTTGGTAAGGTTGGTTGCTGGCTACCGTGGGATCCGTCTGAGCACCTCATGCCTGAAGTTGAATACGCCGAGCAGGAACTCAATGAGATGATGCGCAAGTACAAAGAGAACGAAGTAAATCGTGAAATTTTCTTCGAGGAGGAGAAGACTCAAAAGATTGAGAAGCAGAAGAAGGAGAACGATGAGCGCCGCAAGAAGGCCCTTGCTGATGCTAAGAAGGATGCTGGTCTCGTAGAAACCGATGAGCTATCGGATGCAATTTCTCGCCCGGTTCACCCGACGGAAGGAGCAATTCGCGATTTGTAAATTTTGTATTATTTGTTTGGATATCAAAACAGCATTCTTCACTACGCTGAAGGTTACTGTTTAGATCAACTAGTTTTTTTAACGTGTACCCATGGGCCCGAATTCTTTTTGCTTGTGTTCATTGTTTCTGAGTTATACTCGTCGGATGCCAACATGGTTGAAGAGAACGGTTTATTATCTGCCCATAACGAATCATCGCACATTTTAAATGCAGGGTGATCACTTGCTTTATACCAAAATACTTGATCTTCAAGGCGGTTCGACTGAACTCCGTTGCAGATTACAAGTCCTTCAAAATTTTCTGTACATTGGTCCATAAATTGACAAAACATGTCAAATGTAGGAAACATACCTGCATAGTTGTCATAAATACGTCTGCGGTTATTTACTATACTTTCACGTAGAATGAATACAAAGTCTACGTTTGTACGCAAGTTGGGAGTAATACCAAGAGGATATTGCATGGTAATAATTGTCATTAAATCGATATGACGACCGTTCATGAATACGTAACGAGTAGATTCTTCTTTAATCCATGTAGCATCGTAAAGACAGTCATCTAAAATTAGAAATGCGCGAGGATCGATTGAAGATGAACCGCCACGTCCTTTATCTTGATTTCGAGCTGTCTTTACAGTTAGCTGACGTTTGATCATATTCATTACAATTTCAGGCTTGTATTTATCATGAATGAATTTAGAAGGAACCATGTGTTGAAAAAACTCATTGGCGACCTCAGTTCCCGAAATAACAGTTCCGATTGGAAATGCATCCTGTGTATTGTAGAGAATATCGCGAACCAAGAAAGATTTACCAGTATCCTTTTTTCCAATAATAACAATCATTGGAGATTTTCGAGAATCGATTTCACATCGGTCTTTAAGCATTTCGATATTGAACTTTTTAATGTTAAAGTTCATATTAACTATACTGCGTGAAGATTTTGCTTTTGGTTTGTACACGAAGTAATAATATGCTGAAGCGAAAGCAGACAGAACTAAAGGCTTCCTCAATTCCTCTTTCTCTTCATAAGTGGACGCTTTCTAATATACGATCAAGTGCTCTAGCTCATTGGAATATTGATTCTATTCAGCCATTTTTTCCATCTCTTGAAGTTCTATTTAAGACGAATGATCTCGAAATAGTAGGAGATTATGGTATACGATTTGATGAAGAAATTTCTTCAATTTTATCTTCGGATTCAATTCGTACATCAAAATTTGAAAAGCGAGCGGTCCATTGCAAAACGACTATGATATTAAGTCCTTTCAAGTGGATGCAGGGAGAATATGGTTCAACGATTGGTCTTCCATCATCTAGTGGTCAATCAACAGAAGTATCTTCAAAGATACAGTCCCATCATAATGCTGCTTATGTTGGAAGTATAATATCTTCAATACTATCACAATCCAAGTGCCAGCATTTTCCAAAAGTGTATGGTGTATTTAGTGGACTTTCAAAGAATCACACAATTGATATTTCTGACGATTATGAGGAGCTAAGTGAACGCTCGTGGTTTAGTGCAAATATCGGTAAGACATTTGATCTAAAACTTGCTGATCATGTTCGAGATGCTATTGAGTTTCAACACACACGCACATCGCGTCCTCATTTAAATCTTGGCGAGGCTACTACGCTTGAAGGCGTTCAGGATTTGGATGCTGATCATGTTAGCGACACCGAAGTAGCTGAGATACAACAGTTACTTGAAGGATCTGAAGAAGATGATGATGAGAGTGATTCATCTTCAGTTTCAACATCTTACATATTTAAAGTGTCCTCGTGTGATTGTGATGATGACGAAGATGGTTCTGTTAACGAAGATACCGAATCAGATGAAGCTTTTGCGTGGGCTTCATTTGCAAATGTCCCCGTTCAAACTACTGTCATGGAAAAATGCGACGGAACTCTGTACAAGCTTATGACGGAAAATACAGAAACTGAGAAACATCTTGCATGGATTTCTCAAGTTATGTTTGCCCTTGCATTTGCTCAGCGAAATTTTGGAATGACACACAATGATCTTCATTCAAATAATGTGATGTACGTTACAACTTCTCAAGAATTTTTATATTATAATTGTAATGGTTCTTATTATAAAGTCCCTACGTTTGGTTACCTAATTAAGATCATTGATTTTGAGCGTGGTGTAACTTCAATCCGTCTAGCTGGAATGAAAGAATCTAAGACGTTTATGAGTGATCATTTTTCGGTTAACGAAGAAGCTGGTGGTCAGTATAACTCAGAACCTTTTTATAATAATAAATTTGCCAGTGTAAAGCCGAATCCTTCTTTTGATCTCATTCGTCTTGCTACATCAATCTTCTGGGATCTCTTTCCAGAAGGTCCTGATCACGATGACTACAAAATGAATACACTGTTTAATTTTCTTATACGCTGGCTAAAACAGGATAACGGATCTTCCATTATGTTTGGAAAGAAAGATCCTCATCATGATCGTTATCACGGATTTCATTTATATAAAGCAATAGCACGATACTCGAGAGATAGTGCTGTTCCGCGTAAGGAGATTGAGCACTTAAAGTCTATTTATGGTGTTGAAAGTCCTGTAGGACTTGGCGATATTCTCACCATTGATTAAAAAGTAGGAACACCTACGAACATATCTTGAACAGAAGGGATTTCAACATTTGTTACCGTTTCAGCTACAGTATTTACTACATCAGATGTCGTTGCAAAAACAATACCTGACGTTAGAAGACCACCAACTAATGTAAGCTTTCCCGCATCAATCCAGTCAATTGACTTATCTTTAGATTTACGTTCAAGTGCGTATAGTATAAAAACAACTAGAGCAACTGCAAGTGAACTTATAACTAGCATCATTTGTGTTCGTTTACAGTGAAAACTTACATATTTAGAACGAGCGACTCACCAACCTTTGATTCAATTTCTTTTAAAGGATCGACTTCGGGTTCGATAGTTACAACTTTAGGTTCTTCTTTGGGCTTATCAAGCTCTTCTATTTCAATTGTCAAGACTTCATCAGAAACTTTCATCTTAGGACGGTCTTCTTCCTCTTCTTCCTCGTCTGAAGAATCATCATCCTGAACATCTTCAAACATGACCGACTTCGACGCCGCAGGAGGCTGTGAAGGTATCTCGGCAGGCGTATCTACAAAGTAATTCTTTGCGATCTGCTCCCACGGAAGGAACGTACGGATCACTTGTTCCATACAGTCTCCAATAAGTTTCTCTACATCCTGACGATTACGAGCCTGCTGCTCGGCCGCTACACCAACCGTCTTAAATAGATAAGCGACCTGCCAAATCTTACGAGCCGAATGCTTATAAAGCTCATGGACAAACTTGGCAAAATTAGGGCGCTCAAACTCAATTTTGATCTGAGATGATGAACCACGATAGTGAAGCGATGCAAATGACTTCATGTACGAAATAAACACTCCCATAAGAAGGTCATCTAAATATGTACATTTGGAAACTTTTACAATACGCTCAACTTCAGTTGATAGCGTAGCATCTGACCATTCGGGGATTCGCGTGAGCATATTTTGAAATGTACGAAGAACTTGGTCCATTTGACCGTTGCTTTCGCATAGCTTTTTTGATGAATCATATATGCTCCAGAAACCTTCAGAAACAGGGGGGACGAGAAGGCCGCTTAGGTGCTCTCGAAGGTGATTCTTGGCAAATTCAGTCTCGCTCATTTGTTTGTCTGTATGTTTTCATTGTAAACTCATGAACGCAAAATGGATTTATAAAAATTAAGCAAGTGGATCTCATACGCTCTCAGCCACACGTTTGTCTTCGAGCTTCGCGCGATCGTTAAGGATGTGCAACTACTGCAAGGAGGACGCGAGCATCTCGCGCTACGAGTTTGGCGGTCACTGGTACACTGACCA